GACCTCACGGACAAGAATAGAGTTACCGTATTGCAATACGTTTGTGTAAAAGTTCATATAAAGACTATATCAGGTTTCAGTAGATTTGTCAAGGGTCCAATTGTCACGATTCATATACATCTTCAAAATTTCTTTAGTGATGCTACGATCCTTACCTTTGATTAGTGGTTTTGCAGCAGACTTCGAAAGTACTGCTTCAATACCCATCAAGCCGGGAGTAGAATTAACTTCGATAAAATAAGGACTTTCTTTATCCCTATTCTTTGCGGGAATAAAATCAACACCAACAACCTGACCTTGAACTGATTCTGTTGCCCGTAAAGACTCCTGTGCTTCACGTTCTGTCAATTCATGGGATACTGGTTCTGATCCTTGGGAGACGTTACTTCTGAAATCATCTCCAACGACAGGTCTTTTAATTGCACCCAGAATCTCACCAGCTGCAATAATAACACGAACATCATAGTCTGTCTTTATATATTCTTGAAGAAGAACATCGACAAACTCATCTTCCCTATGAAGCAATTGAATAACACTGTGAAGTGCTTTTAGACTCTCAATCCAGATAACACCAACACCCCGTGACCCAACAGCGGTCTTGAGAATCATTGGGAACTTATTACCCAATCTTTCTGCCGCATCCTCAGCACCTTCTGAATGACGAACTAGAACTGTGTTTGGTGTACGAATATCATTTTGCTGAAACACAATCTGGTTGTACCATTTATCATTGCAAATATCATGACATATAACAGGATTAATAAGAGTGTAACCCTGACTCTCCAGATTGAGACAAGCAACTCGCCAAGACAGATTACCTGTCTTAACCGTTGAACCAATACCTCTAGCCATCACCAATGTATTCTCAGGATTTATGCGAAATGGTTTATCATACTCAGCATCATCTTTCATACCGGGCAGTTCTACCTGACCTTTATCATCCACAGGAAAGGAATATACCAATTGGTCCTTGCCTTTGTCTTCCATGTACATTCCAGAAAACTCAGCAAGATACACTTCAATACCCAACTCAGATGCTTTCTTGCGAACCATTGGTCCAGTTTCATTTGGATCAAACGGATCATCATGTGACAGAATCAATAGTTTGTATTTTTCTTCTTTTGCTTCTGTGATGAATGATTTGAACTTTTCCATTAGACTTCTTTTTTCTTACCAATATTATATTTAGTTTCGAGTACCCAATCATTCTTATCTGAATATGACAACACCTTAATTTGACTAAGGGGGGCAACTTCTCCAAGCTCGCTGATGATGTTAACCAATCCCCAATCAAGTAATAGTTTCGCAATCGTATTCCTACGAGAGACATCATTGATTGTCAGGTTTATATTCTTACCATCAAGAGCAAACAACTCCTTGAAGTGTACAATAAAGTACCTACCCTGCTTATGCAGAATATGACATGACTGATATAGTTTTTTTTCTTTACGGGAGGCAACCCCAATTCGTGATAGTGTCTCACGAACTTTCAGAAAGTCATCAGGTTCTTTCAACCCAACTTCTAGCATCATCTCCTGTGTCCAATTAATCTCTTCCATTTTTCCCACCTTTATATAATCTTCTTTTTATGGTGGCGAGTTGATCCTCAGACAATACATCAAGAGCGGCCTTGGCCTTTGCATTACTATATCCATAGAACTCTTTAACATACTCTAGATTCTCTAATTTCGTCGCCTTCAACCACGGGGTAAATCTCTTCCTTGGCCTCAGACTATTTATCAAAAAATCATATTGTAGTTTCTTATCTACATTTGGTAGTTGGTTGATCTCATTCACCAACATAACGGTATCAGGAAATGCACCAACACATTTGTTGACAATGAACGGGGGATACTTTCTCTCCCATTCTTCATCATCACCATCCATCAGATGTTCTTTGGTCTGATTGATAGCCTTGAGATATTCCTTTAACTCATACATTACGATTGCACTTGAATACGATTACACTCCTCAACTCATAACACTCACGGGTCACGGGCATGGCCATGTGTGGTAGATGTGCGTCAAATATAACTAAACTGTTACCAACATAAGGAATGAGTTCTCCATCGACAAGAGTACCACCGCCCCACTCAGGTTTCCAATCCATTCGTGGATAGTAGATCATCGTGAAGTCGCCATCGTCAGTATGCAGAACAGGTTCAATTCCATGCGTGTGTGCATTTAAATAGATGCGTTCATAACCTGTAATATTAAAGTTCTTTTTAAATTCATACTTGAACATCGCAGCCGTCCAGATAGGCATCACCCACTCAAAACCATTTGTAATTATTTGTTGTCCACTTTTTCCACAAAGACGATGCCAATGAGTGCTGGGATGTGCATCTTTTCCCTTACCCCTAGAGTGATACTCATATCTCCAATGAACCTTTCTAATTTCTGAAGCAATCAATTCTGCAACATGGTCTTCTACCACACCATCATGTAACATTATCATTATTTTTCTCCTTCCATATTCTTTGCTCGTCTGAGTTTGCATAAACAAGATCAGCAAGATCGTTTCTTAGAGGGACATTTTCAATTTCTTTAATTCCCGACCTTCTGTCTTTAGGAAGCATACAAAATTCATAAACAAGAGTTTCTGACCACACACCAATCAGGTCTTTGATTTTATCTCGTTCTTCTAAAGAAACCATCTTGGGTTTAAATATAGCAGTTCCATAGATTGAATGAAACAAACCAGCTTTGCAAAGGTCATCAGAACAACCTCTTTCAGACAACAGTATACTAACCGCAACTAAATGATGTAAAAGACTTCTAGAACCACCACTATGTTTTTGTTTATCGCACCCAATATCTTTTAAGTAATCTACTAGTGGAATAAACATTTCCCTGTATTCATCATCGGTCATTTGAACTTTGCCCCACCCATAATCTCAGTGAGACAAGCCATCATGTTGATTTCCAGATCAGCAACAAACGCTGCTTTAAACTGATATTCACCAAGTGCCACAACCACATGAGGAATGCTGCTAGGGTCAACATACTCATATAGGTTATCGTAAACATCACGAAACAACTTGTCAGAATCATTATCCAGACTATCGACAACCCATTTACGAACATTGGTGAACTCCTTGTTTTTCATCATACCCATCAGGTCTTTGATGTTCTTATCACCAAGGTTAACCAGAATACCAGCGTCAATCTCACCAGCCACAGAATAGCGTTGTAGTTCATTCAGAACTTTACGCCAGTCTGGAAAGTGAGTATTTATAAGTTCTGCAACAACCTTCTCGTTGAACTTGATTTCATTCTCGTTGAGTATTTGAATAGACCGATTGAAGAATTGAGTTGCAAGTTTATTCTTCTCTGATTTAGGAATCACAAAGTCAATCGCACTACAACGAGATTGTAGTGCAGGAATAATACGGTTCTTGTAATTACATGTCAGAATAAATCCACAGTTCTTATGAAACTCTTCAATGAAACCACGAAGAGCTGGTTGTGTAGACTGCGGATTTAGATAGTCTGCCTCATCAAGAATGAGATACTTCTTGCCACCCTCAAGCGACACAGTGGACGCAAAGTTCTTTATCTTGGTTCTGAGAACATCAATACCTGACTCCTCAGAACCGTTGATAAACATATAGGTAGCACCAATCTGATCCAGCATGGCACGGGCGGCAGTAGTCTTACCAACGCCCGGACCACCTGAGAGAATCAGATTGGGTAGTGTTTCCTTGTCAACAAAGGATTGCAAAGAGGTTTTTAGAGTCTTAGGGAGTACGCATGACTCTATGTCCCGTGGTCGATATTCTTCGACCCACAAAAATTGTTCCATAATATAAATTCCTCAAGTTAGCCATTGTACGAAGATTCGGGTTCCAGTGCAATCCAATACTGCACACCAAGTTTAGTGTTAGTAAAATGACTAATCTTTTTAGAGGAGACTTCAACATCGTATGCGCCAGGCATAACTTTTAGATTCTCAACCTTGAACCAGAACTTGTACTCTGCATCTACATCACCAACATCTAGAGATGTTTCGTATGCATTTGCAGTACTGTTCTTCTTGTCAGTCACCATCAACTTACCACCAGCAAGTGCCATATCGGGAACACCGATAACAGCAGCAGCCTTGGTGATTTCGTTGAGTGTGTCACTCGACAGATTGAACGTCAATTCAGTCGAGGGCATCGAAATCTCTTTAGATGGAGTCGTCACCACGGATGGATCAGAGAACCAATACTTGAGAGACTTCGATGTTCCCTCTTCTGTAATAATAACAAAGTCATTACCAAACTCTAAATCGGGTTTACCGAATAGAGAGAGTGCCGATAGGAACTCATTCAAGTCATAGATTGCAAAGTCACTAGGGAATTCCTCAGTGACATCAGCCTTTGCTACGATGTTCTTCATTGCCGACATGGTGGAAAGACTAGACCCCGCCTTCACCATTAGATTGGCATTGATCGTAGAGAAGTTTTTCAATACGGAGATAGTTTCAGTTGTTAGTTTCATTATTTTTCACCTTCTAGTTCATTAATGTATAGAGCAATAATACCATAGTGAATTACTTTTAGCAAGTCACTTCTGTTCTTTCCACCCTTTTTTCCATATCGTTGTGCGTATTTCATGATGTTACCGATACAGAAACCTTCACCATGTCCACCGTCAATAATGAACTCTGTAGCTTGAAACTTGTTCTTGCTATAGTGTTCATCATATGTCGAGTCGATATACTTTTGAAGTTCAGCAAGTGCCGTGCCTTCATTATATTTGTAATTAACTTTCGCCATCCTTAACCTTCATTTCATCAATAATATCTTCATAATATTTCGTAAGTGAACTGTGAGCAGCTCTAAAGTCTAGAAAACTAAACCATCCAGTTGCAATTGTTTTACTTTGGGTTGGTGATACTACACCTCTATGTGTGTGGGTGAAATCGGTTGGCCAGATAGCAGTCAAACCCTTTTTAGGTTTTATCTGTCTACCTTGATACAACCATTGAGTTTCACCACCATCTTCGACATCATTGAGGTATGTCATAAAAACAAGAGCTCTCTGATGTGTTTGATGACTAGCACGTTCACAATGCCAAGAGGGAAATCCTTCGCCGGGTTCATAATGTTGAATAAGCCAAGGTTCAGCAAACCCTAGTGGAAACGTAAAAGAATCATACTCTTTCCGATAATTATCAACACACAATCTAAGAAAATCTAGATACTTTAAAATACTAGGATCACTGGAGTTAGGCCAAACGACAACATCAGTTGATTTTTTATCACCACCATCGGATATTCCAGCCTGTTTGTATTCAGAATTATTCTTATAATACTTGAGCATATCATCACATAATGATGCATCTTCCATCTGTATCAATTGAATAAAATCGCTCATTACATATCCACATTAATATTTGCAGAGAAAGTCCTACGTTCACCTTCACCAGAGAATGGCATAACAGCATGACGCAACCAAGCAGGGAATATAATCATAGTTCCAACTTCTGGTTTGACATATTCTTCTGTGATAGGACGAAGCATATTAACATCACGCATACCGTTTACACCCCAACACAAGTAAGTAAATCCATCAACCGCACCACTTGCACCATTGAGTCCTTGAAATCCCGGCGTTACACCAGCAGCAATCATTTCATCAGATGGAAGACCAATAGCTTCAATCTGTGGGGGAACCTTTAGAAAGAGAATGCAGGACAGTCCTGCAAAACTACGAGTGCCATGATCATGCAGAGGATTATAATCACCAGCATAACTATGAACAGTCCACATAGTTTGGACATCAGTTTTTACGTCCCTGTATTGCCCCTCAAACTCAAGATCACCGAGAGTCTGTTTAATATATTCTTTACCAAGTGTATTGAGGATAGTTGCAAATTCCTCACCGGGGCCACCGTCATCATGAGGAAATACCCATTGTCCAGATTTTTCATTCTGATTAATCTGACCAACTAATCCACCCGACAAGTCTTGAGCAGATGGAACAATTACTTCATCAATATGATTATTCAACTCATCAACAACATTGAGCGGAATTTCTGCTCGCATAATATTGACTGCTAGCTTATTACGCATTGCGACAGAAATACCAGTACTAATATTTTTTACCTCTGCATCATCGGATGTTTCTACAAAATCATCATCTATAGATGGAACAACCATTGATTTTGCTTCGGGACTGTTTGGGTCAACGAAACCGGGATCACCTACTTTTCCTGTTGTGAATGATACCATTATTAAATCTCCATTATTAAGTTTGATTATATGATAATACACGAAAGGGGTCTAAAAGTCAAGACCCCTTTCGCTATTATTTCAAAATTATTTGATTGTAATTTTGCGTGGTTTCTTCGCATCTGGAACAATACGCTCAAGAGTAATCTCAAGCATACCATTTTCAAGGGAAGCATCGTTCACTACAATGTCATCTGCAAGAGTGAATTTCCGATTGAACTTACGATATGAGATTCCACGATAAATTTTGGAATCATATTCTTCATTCGTTTCAGAGTCCTCTTTAACTGAACGAACCGTAAGTAAACCTTCTGCTACTTCAATTTCAATATCATCCTTACTAAATCCCGCCAAGGCCATTTCGATGGCATAGGTATAGTCACCCCCTTTACGGATGTTATATGGCGGAAACCCTGTTGATGTTGCATTATTGCGAGCGTATGTATTGAGTTGATCGAAGACCCGATCAAATCCTACAGCATAGGGTGTGAGTTGATTTAGATTATCGAAAATAGATAGTGCTTTGCTTGTAACCATTTTGGTATCTCCTTATAAAGCAAGATTAAACGATGGACCCTTAATGGCATCCATCTATTATATATAGGGATTGAAACACTATATTTCAACCCCCACACATAATTTTTTTAGAAGGCGTTGTATTCTTCAACTACGCTTTCTATCTCATCTTCGCCAGTGATAACACCGGCGTCGATCTTGGTGTAGAGGTCAAGGAATGAAACCTTGGTATCCTCATCAAACCGTGCGACACAGAGCTCGATGGCCTGCATCTTGTCACCAAAAATGGCGAACGCTTTTACAATGTGGTCCAGACGACGGGTGGAGATGACTTCATCAACACCACCATCGTAGAAGGTCTTGCGAATAACGTCAGCCCAAGTCACAAGGTTCTTGGCGAACCCTTCATCCTCAGCACCATACTTCTTCATGGCGAGGTTGATGATCTTAGTTTCAACCGCAACTGAAGCGTAGGGCTGTTCCATCGTGACTGCGAACCGCTCAAGGAACGCTTCGTTGAGGATGTTGGTTCCAATGAACCGCCCATCGTCAGAACCCTTGCCCTTAGTGTTGGCAGTAGCCATGACGTTGAAACCATCCTTGGGCGTGACCCACTTGTTGATCTTCTTGAGGTAAACACCTTTACCCTCAAGGACAGGCTGCAATGCGAGCAACTTGTTAGAACCCAGATCACACTCATCAAGAAGCAACGTGCAACCACGTTCCATCGCTTCGATCACAGGACCGGGAACGAACTTGGTTTCACCGTTCACAAGGCGGAACCCACCGAGCAGATCATCCTCATCAGTTTCGATGGTGATGTTGACACGGATCAGTTCCTTGTTCAGTTTGGCGCAAACCTGTTCGACCATCAGAGTCTTGCCGTTACCCGACAGACCAGTGATGAAGATAGGATAGAACATTCCAGACTTGACAACCTTCTCAATCAGGGAGAAGTTGCCCCACGGAACGAACCCGTCGAACTTGCCGGGAATAAGATTCTGTTTTTCCATATTGGTTGCAATCAGATTTACCATTGACGCTTCTGCATTCGCAGGAGCGGCAGTAATAGGAGCAGCAGGAACACTGCCCTCTACAGGTAATTTATACGCATTGTAACCAACGGAAAAACCTTCACCCTTGAACCAAGTGGGAAACGGAACACCTGCCTTCTCAGCAGCTTCTGCCTTCTGAGACTTGGTAATCACGGCACCTTCACCGAACATTTCGGTAGCAGTGTCAACGAAGAGTTTCTTACGAGGTGAGAGATACATATTCAATCCTTTTCTGTTTTCTCATCTTATATCCTACATTACCATGTGGAGTAGGATTTGTCAATACTATAATTTCACTTTATTCAATAATTCCGTGAAGTGTGACATTTTTATCACGCCACCAACTTCACGAATTTATTGAGGAGCTGACGGGACTCGACCTTGCCCTTCATCGACTTACCAAACGCAGTCTTGAGTTTTGCCTTGGAAGCACCAACCAGATCATCGCTCAAACCTTCGTTCGAGACTTCCATACCCTTGGCAGGCAGGACATACATCTCATCGTAACCCTTCGACTCGATGACGAGATATTTGTTCTTGTTGATGAACTTGACCTGTTCCATGATTGCATCCATACCAAGGTCACGCTGCAGCGAGTAGAGAGCTCGCTTGTCAACCCGACCAGAGCGACCAGAACCCGCAACAAAGAATCCAATCAGGTTCATACCATCAACACGATCCTTGAGGATGCGAAGCAATCCATCAGTAATATCGTATCCATCAACCTCATAATTCTTGAGGGTCTTGGGGTCAGATATTGTCATTGTCCCACGAATACGATCAATAACCGCAGTGTGATCACCAGTGCCCGTATCCAGACGATAATCGTACACACCATCCAAGTTATTTGAAGCACCATCAGTCAGGAAAATCGTGTTGACTTTCTGAACACCAGTGTCACGCTTGAACTTAGGAACAATTTCCATCATCGCAATGATTGCGTCATTGAGAGGAGTACCACCCAAGTTAAGGAAACCGGGAAACGGAACCTTGTCAAAGGCAATCTCACGATCAGCTTCGAAACCGTAGTATGAAGCAATCATCCACAGGATTTCCATCATCTCGATTTCTTCTTTCGCAGACATTTTGCTGGAGAAGAATTCCAGAAGTTTGAAACTGTGTAGAGCGAGGTCACCCGCCTTGAAGTCATCCATCTTCATTTCATAACGATTAGGCCATTCGCCTGTCACGGGATCAATGAACAACTCACGGCAATCGCTGAATGCAAACACTTCAAAAGGAATCTGAGTGCGGCGGCAGAACCAAATCAAGTTGTACAGCTGAGACAGAGTGCCTTTGAGGTTCTCATACATGGAACCGCTCCAATCGACAACCATCACCATACCGTGGTTCGTAGCACCCGGCAGAGTAGTCACTTTCTTGAAGATGTCTTCATTGTATTTGTAAGTGTGTAACCGTCCCATATCGAGCGAACCCGTTTTAGAAACAGCAGCACGAGCATACTGGTCAGCAGCCTTCTTCATCTCAAATTCTTTGACCATGTAACCGACAGTCTTCTTCGACTCGTCCTTCATGGCAGCAATCTCTGATTTCTTGGCATCAACCCAAGACCCGCCCACAGCGTAAGAGGGACGAGACTTCTCTAGGATTTCACCGAACGGCATAATCAGGTCTTCATTGAGAGCAGGAATACGACCATAGGTCCGTTCCGTTGCATTCTTATCAACTAGCTTGTCGATTGCATTGTTCGTATCAGTATCGGTTTCTGCCATCGGCGGTCCACCTCGTCCAGTGGACTCTACACCACCTACTTCAGAACTTTTGCCTTCTTCAGCTTTGGCATCGACATCAACGTCATCGTTGCCATCGTCACCATCACCACCAGCAGGAACATCATTTCCATCTTCTTCACCTTTATCATCGGCAGGGGTATCACCCTCACCAGTTTCTTCTTCACCATCGTCACCAGCAGGACCATTGCCCTCACCAGTTTCGCCTTCTTCACCTTCACCCGACTCACCGTTGGGGTCAGCCATGGTTTTCTCATCGTCAGACTCTTCTTCTGGAGCATTCTCTGCCATCCAAGCGTAGAGCTCTTCAGAGAGGTTCAGAACATCTTCTGGAGTCTTGGTTTCTGCAACCCGCTTGACCCAGACTTTTTCTTCATCAGTGAACTCAACCTTCTGCTTCTTGAAGAACAGATTGATACGGTCAATCAGGTTCAACTCAGAAACATCCTTATCAGCAATACCGAAGAAATCCTTGGCAGTCAGGTCACGATATCCACGATTGAAAACTGCAACAGAGCCGGGATACCGATCCTGCACCATCCGTTCAATACGGGCATCTTCAACGATATTCACAAAAGAGTGATTGATCTTACGAACCTGAGCCGTCTCTAGCATGTCTAGGGGCGTCCACAGTGCGTGAGCAATCTCATGGCAAACCATCAGGTCATAGATATCTTTGGTCATCTCCTCATCCTTCCAGATAGGCAGACCAAGTTCACGGGATTTCGCATTGAAGTATGCGGTATCCATCTTCTTGTGAACCACGAAGATATCCTCTTCAGCGAGGAGTTTTGCGAGTGTCGATTTATTTTTCATCATGTCTTACAGTACCATGTGGAAAGGGTTTTGTCAATAGTTAATTTCAATCTTCAAGAAGAAAATCATGATACGCACCTACAGCAGCGGAGCGAGTCAAACCCAACTTCATCAGTCGGTCCATGCACCGTTCAATAGCAGGAGCAGGATGAAGGAAGTTTTCATAATCTTCCATATAATCCTCAAAGATTTCTTTTTTGGTTTCCATAGTCATTTCCTTATTTCTTATCATACCTTACAGTACCATACTGGGTAGGATAAGTCCAGAGAATAATGACCCCTAATGTCGTTTTATCTGATATTTAGGGAAGGTGTGACATTTTTGCAACTACTATCACGCCGTTTTGGTCAGAATCGATTTCTTTCTCATCTTTGACGCTCTACGTTTTGCCATGTTCAACTTTAGTCTACTGACCCGTTGAGTAAAGTTCGTGCCTTCCATGTGGTCATACTCATGTTGAAAGATTCGTGCTTCGAGTCCATGCATCTGTACCTGTACCAGTTCACCATCTACATCGTTATATACGCACCGAATACCCTCTGAGCGTTCCACCTTCAACCACAGACCGGGCCACGTCAGACAACCCTCATCCATAATGATCTTTTCCTCACCGTACTCTGTAATCAGGGGATCGAAACAGCTGATCATTTCTTTCTTCTTCACATCCGAATACATGATGAAGGCACGTTCCTTAATACCAACCTGATTCGCAGACAAACCGATACCCTGATAATGTATCATGGCCCTATGCAATTCACCCTGTAGTTCCTTGCGGTCTAAACCAATAGAGCAGGACTCTAATGGGTTCTTTAAAATTGGGTCTGTTACAGGAACCAACCCTAATACTGGTATTGGTCTTATTGAATGATTACCGTCCATAAAATTTAGTCTCCCTAGTTCTATTTTCGAAAAGATACCATGCACAATTGTCCTTGCCTGTCATATTTCCGAACCACTTAATTCTTCCCACACTCACTATTTTACTACACATCTTCATATAGGGAACACTCTGTTTAGTATGCATCCAATCTGCATCAAATAACAACCAAGTTTTAATTTTTGGAACAAAGTATTCAATCATGGGATGCAAGATTTTCCTGTCCCATGGCGGATTTGTAATTACATAATCTGATTCAACAAGTTCATCAAATCCTAGTTTATCGTATGGACTCGTATGTATTCCTTTTGCTTGTGGTTCAATGTCACTTGCCCACATACAAGTTCCCTTTGTCTCTAGGTGTTTAATTAACGCACCATCACCAGCACAAGGTTCTGCAAACACAAATCCATCTCGTAAATGCGGCAATAAAGGTTCTACTGCTTCCATCGGTGTAGGATAGAAGTCTCTAGCTTTTCGTTCAAAGTCTGATCTTTTACCCATTTGAAACATGACTGAAGTTTTTTATCTTCTCAAACTTGATTGTACTTCGAAACTTGTCTGCGAGAGCATCTTGTTTGTGACTAATTACGAACACGTTCTCATCACCAAGTGTATTTAGAATCTTTAGGAACTCATCTGTACCTGTCCCATCTAAAGAACTGTCAAAGATTTCATCCAGTATCAACAGGTTAGTGTTCGTACTGTTCTTCATCTTTGCAACCGCTCTCCATGTGAACAACAGTGCAAGGTCAATACGCATTTTCTCACCCTCACTGAATGATGCATAAGAGAACTCATCACGATAACGAGACTTGATAGTTTCCTCAAAGTTTTCATCCAGTGTGAAGTTCACATAGAACTCCATCGACGTAAGATAGGTATTAATGAGCCTGTTCATGATAGGAAGATACTGCTTGATTATCTTGGTCTTGATACCTGTATCCTGTAGCATATTCTTTGCAGCTTCAGCATAGGTTTTGTCTTCACGCAACTTTGACTTTTGCATATCAAATCCAGAAAGAGTTTCTTTCAACTCATTTAACTTACCATGATCACTCTTGTTTACCTTGCAACTCTGCAACTCATTAATTTCTGTTTGCAGTGTCGCATTGAACTTCTCAAGTTGAACCAGCGAACTATTCTCTTTGGCAATCTCAACCCTGTTTATCTGTATGTTCTGATTGACCTCACTGATAGCATTGACTTTGGATTGTGTCTGTTTCAATTCCTCTAGAAGTTCTCCCATTCCAGAATTGAGTTTTTCTGACTTGGAGTTTTCTTTCGCAATCATATCTTCTTTGAACGACTCATCAATATGCTGTTGACAAACGGGGCAGTCTTCATTAGTTTCAAAGAAGTTAATAAGTTTGGTGTGAGCTCTGTGTTTTTCTTTCAGCTGCGATTGAATGTCCTTGAGTTTATTGAACTTCTCTTCAATCTTTGTGGAGTTAGAAATCTTCTCATGCATCGTAGAAGTGTCATCCTCAAGGTCAGTAATTCTAGACCTTTTGTTGAAAATTTCTTCCTCATTGCCAGCAATCAGAAACGTCTTTTCCTTAATCAGTTTTTCTCTGTTCTGTTCTACATCTGCGATATACTTTTCCTGTAGAGCAATCTTCTCTTCAGACAAACTGAACTGGTAGTCCACTTCACGCATGTCATCAGAGATAGTCTTTAACTGCTGTTTGAGAAGCATGTTCATCAGTGAGAAAATCTGAATGTCAAGAATTTCCTCAACAACCTCACGGCGGTGTTTTGATTTCAGTTGCATAAACGGAATAAAGGTAGAACTACCAAGAATAACAACCTGAGTGAAACTACGATAGTTCAACTTTAGGATTTGTTGTTCAAGATACTTCTGGTAGTCACGAGAGTTGGCGTCTTGGTTATACAACTTACCGTTGACATGAATTTCAAACACATTTGGTTTGATACCACGAACAACCTTAACCTTCTTGGTTCCAATACGAAACTCCACCTCTACCAGTGCAGCACTGCCATTGACAGAGTTTAGGAGTTGAGGTTTGTTAATACTACGGAATGGCTTACCAAACAAACCAAAACAAAGAGCGTCCAAAATAGTAGACTTACCGGCACCGTTTTCTCCAATAATTAATGTGGTTGAATTTCTGTCTAACTGTATCTCTGTAAAGTTATTACCAGTTGACAGGAAGTTCTTCCATCTCACAGTCTCAAAATGTATCATACTAAATTTCTAAATCCTGTGCTTCAGTGTAAAGTGACCGCATCGTATTTTTTAATCTGTCCTTACTCAAAGTAACATCCAACTGATCAATGTATTTCTCTAGAAGTGTCATCGTGTCTTCGGTATTCTCCACAATATCATCAGATACATTGTCAGCATCCAACTCAGAGAAGTCTTCGATAATCTTGACCTCAAATGCGTCAGCCTGTAACAACCTATCTGTGAACTTGTCGAACTGATACAAGTCTTTCTTGTTGACCACAATCAGTTTTACATACTTCTCTTTATACTTAAACACATCCTCATTGGTATAGTCGTTAACAGTATCGTCATAGTAAATCTTCTCAAAGAGTGTATGAGGATTTACGATGCGTTCTAGTTCACGCTTCTCTGTATCGAAGATGTGAAACCCTTTCGGATCATCGTAGTCACTCCAAGTCATCTCATATGGAGTGCCGAGATAATATATCTGACCATCATCTGATTTGTGATGAAAGTGACCACTAAAGCATAGGTCAAACCTACGAAACAATTCCTTGTCAAATGCACCTTCAGATTTATGTCCCTTGTGCATTTCGAAACCATTTACTTCTAGGTGACCCATCAGAATTTGAGCTGGAGAGTTTTTCAACGCTGACATTGACTCATCATAATTACCAGCATTAATCCACGGCATAAACTGAATAGGACAATTATCAAACTCCACAACTTGTGGGCCAGTATAGATGTTACACCTATCAGAACCTACCAACTCTTCCATTGAATTGACTTCGTTGGTGTTCTTATAAAAGGTGTCATGATTACCAATGATAAGATGAAGGTCAATACCCAACTCTTGAAAACGACCAATAAACTTTTTACGAAAATCAGATGCAGTTTTGAAGCTGATAAACTTCCTACGGTCAGTAACATCACCCATATGAATACAGGTAGTAATACCTCGTTTCTCTAGGGTAGGAAAGAATACATCATTGTAGAATTTATAGAAAAAGTCATTAATGTTTTGGTTATCGTTTCTAGCACCAAAGTGAGTGTCAGTTATAATAGCAAGCTTCAACGCTCTTCGCCCAGAACCGCTACATCTTCAATATCATCTTCCATAAAATTCTCTAGTCCTTTTTTACTTTTTTTTTCTACCGTCTTTGGTTTATATACATCTTCCATTGGAAGATTGTCCATTGCAAAGGAATTATCAATACTATAACTAGTTGAATCACCCGGCATAGTATCATAGGATTGGTAGTTACTACCCGCTACAATTTTATTTTTAACGTGGGTTTGCTTTTTTTCTTTTTGAATTCTTCGGATGAATGCGTAGTAGATGATTTGGGTAAAGTATGCGAAAGGGTTGTTTGACTTTTCTGGATTGAAGTTCGAAGCATATTGTAAGCAGTTTTCGATGCCATCTGAAATCATATCATCCTTGTATGTGTAGTTAATAAAATTGGGGCGGTAAGACAGATGCGTTGCAATCTTCAAAAAACATTCACCAATGTAGTTTGTTACAGCGGGTTTCCGTCCATCATCGTCTTCTTTTGAAAGATTGCACGCTTCTTTCCACTCAATCATCGCCTGTAGAAAAACTTTATTATCTACATAATGCTCACCTTTTGATTTGGTCATTAGGTATACTCCTTAATCTTTATTCACTATACATCAATACACTTATAAAGTCAAGGAACATTATAACTTAAAATAATCTTTGAAGGAACCTTGACTCCACCAGAAAATAGTGTTACATTAAGCTTGTCCTTGGTTATCAGAACTACATTAATGAATTAATTTACTTTCTGTTTCTAGTTCATCTAAAAGTTCTTCGTAAATTTCTTCATCTTCGAAGTCATCCACAAAAGGTTCATCATCTGTATTATCTAGTTTGTTTAATATACCTTCATAATATACACTTAGGCCGGGGGAGGCGGGTAATATAATAATAACATGTTTAGGATCAAGCTCAAAATGTCTTTGTTCTGTGAAGGGTTGAACCCAACGAGATAGCATTAAAGATTCTGTCATGCCTGTGTGATTAACTCTAGATTGGATATTCATTAACAGGGGTCTTGAAATTTCGTATTTACCATTGTCTTCGGAAAGCTCACAAATGATATTCTCACCACTAATGAGCTTTAAGATTTTATATGTATCTGTGTTCATTTTAGGTTTACCTTACTAATTTCATAGTTGAATTGTTCTGTGTTATAGATATTTATGCGTTCTTGGAAGTGGTTAAGTGTAAAATTACTCTGGTGTCTAAAAGTCAAATCATCTGCAATATCAAATATCAAAACGGAATCTTTATTCTCCCCCTGACGCAATCCTCTACCGATACTCTGGAGCACTCGAATTCTAGACTTAGACGGACTTGCGAGCACGATGTTGTGAATATTGCGAATATTAATACCAGTGCTAAAGGTGCCATAGGATGCAATGGTGATAGAGTTTTTTTCACCCTCCACAACAGATCGTATCCTTTCTCTTTCTGTGGTACTTGTGTTACCATAGATAAAAAATACCTTTCGCAATTTGTCATCAAAGAAACCTTCCTCTTGAGATTTCATGACTTCCTCATAAAGAGGTTTGCCGTGTTTTTCTACCAATTGATATAAACATAATGTATTACCGGGAAGATGCATCAACAGCCCAGCAAGAAATTCGTTTCTAAGTTCATGTTCGCCTAGATATTGTAGTTCCTCTGCATAAGTCATTCTCTCTCGTATATTCTCATGCTTTAAAATAATGCACTTGATTTTAAGGTCAGCAAGAGATTTCTTCTCAATTAACTCCTTTGTGGTAGTAACTTTTTCAACAGGACCGAATAGACCTTCTAAAACAAGTTGGTGCGTCTGCGTCCCGTCTAGGGTGCCTGTAAGACCGAATCTGTACTTACATAGGTGTAACTTGGTCATGATACCAGTTAAAGATTTAGCCTTAAACATATGCGCCTCATCACCAATGACACAACCGAACTGTTCAAAATATTTCTTTGGTAACTTGTAGATAGACTGCCATGTCGATATAACAACGTCCTTCTCAACCTTACTGGAATGTCCCTGATATACCTTCTGACAGTATGTACCAGAGCTCCATCCGTAGTCTTCGAAGTCTGAATACATCTGTTCCACAAGTGAGGTGGTAGGAACTAGTATCAGGGTCTTCAATCCCATCATATGATAATAACGAACTAACGAGTAGATTATGAGTGATTTACCCGAAGCAGTAGGAGAAACAAGAAGAGCACGATTTCTGGCAATACCGTGATGTACCGCATCAATTTGGTAGTCACGCACTTTGAGAGACTTCCCCCCAGATTTTGGTTTAAGTGACCTGATGAAATCTCTAACCACTTGACGAACAATAACCCGCTCATTTTCAACTCCTTCTTCTAATATATATTCAATTTTGTTTTTCTGGCAGAAACCCCTAATATATTGAAGCAATCCAACATATATCTCACCTGTAGCTGGGGAGAAGAGTCGTATCTTTCCATCCCACATTCGACTTCGGTAGGTTGGCATAAATTTAAAACCGGGAACCTCAAAGGTAAAGAACTCTGTCAACTCTTGTCGAGTAGAATCTGTCATATCATCTAGAACTAGATAGACTTCGTTCTTTTTTGATATACGCACAATTAACCCCTCTCAATATATTTCATTTTAATTTCTTTAGGGTTAAAGAAATCCACAATAATTCCAGTTGCAAGACCCTTATCGTAATCCTTACAACTAAAAATATCGATATAACAGTCACCAGTTTTATCTACAAAATGTCCTGTGATATTGCTTGTTTCAATCATTTGACAGAAACTAAACCCTGCAACATCAGGATTGTGTGATGCAAAGTGAGCAATCATCGGATCACCATATGATTTCATACCTATATCTTTTACGATATTTAAAATAAATGAGCGAATATTTTCTTCAGTAAATTTTTCTACTGGACATTCTTCGCAATCAAAAAGTGTATGGTAACCCCAAGTCATCAAATCATACCAGCTTCAAACTTTTTCATAGTAAGGTTTCCACTCTGGAAAAACATCTGTCAACACGGTTCCTCGAAATTTATCACGTTTCGCTACATCAATCATCATCCTGTTATGTAAGCTTTCGTCAAAGGGCATGTCTGTTAAGTAGTTCGCCAGTTTCATAAATGTTTTAATGTGTCGTTCAGTAGCATGTTTATATATTTTTTCTAAATACAATTCTCTAATATCGAGTGGTATTGCTGTTACCGTGTATAAATTAGGTTCTCCAATAACCAAACTGCCAGTTGAAAAATCGTTAAATATATCTGGTTGTTTTTCTATCAGGGCATCAACGCCTTCAGCTATTTCGTGGAGATATCCTATTGTTAAAGAACTCACACAAGTTGCAAACATTATATTAGTTCTGGGCATCTTGGAAAATCTTTCAACATTCTCCATAATCTTTTTCCACTTAGATGGAAATCTAATATAGTTGTTCTTCTCGCCCCAACATTCTATAGATACATTCATTTGACAATTTTTAAAATGAGGAACATAATCAAACACATCTCCATGTTTACCCATCTTTGGAGTCAGCGTAGCATTAGTAGTTATAACAAGTCCCATCTGTTTAGACACGCCCATCTCTATCGTTTTATCCATCATCTCATAGTTTTGTGGTAGAGCAAGTGTCTCTCCCCCAACTAGTTTTAACTCTATAAGATTTTTAAGAATAGGTTCATATTTCGACATATCGTCTTTAATACTTATATGAGTTTCTTGTTGCCATTCATTGGGAATATGCTCACCTATAGCTTTATTCTCTTTAGCATATGTTGAAGATTGTTGGGATGAACACATGTTGCATTTCAAATTACAAAAATTATTAGGAGCGTTATATTCAAATGTCAAATACATAGAATCGCTTTGGTCTGTATCAATGTAATCCTCAAGAGCCTCTAAGTGTTCTCTATACATTCCATGTTCTTCATCAAACTTATCTAGATACATCAATCGATGACTTTCTGTGGGGGAATGTTTCTCCTGTTCCTTACAGACAAGGCATAATCTATCAGAGATTGGACCACCACCATTTAGAAATTCTTTACGAAAGTCCTTCATAAAATCTGAATTATGAACTTCCATAATAGAGGTCTGTCCCGTATCACCCAGAAAATCATCGCCTGGCCAACCTTGTAACACACAACAAGATTGTGGAACAAGATTATTATTCATCAACGTATTCATAAATGGTTGAGGACAGAACCACTCCAAGTCTTTTAATTTACTCATATCATCCCAGCTTCAAACTTCTTCCAATCAGTAGCGTTGCGAATATCCCAACCACGATTGTCGATGGACTTAATCACACCCTTGCAGTAGTCTACGCATGAATCGTAGTACCCAATTTTATTTGAAATTCTAAGAATGTCCTCGTCGGACTGAATGTACATTGTAAGGTCTGTCTTCATGACCCTAATGTCAAATGGTTTTGCAGCATACACTTTTGCATCTGCCTTACCACCATAGTATTCCCACTTCTGTCGATATAGAAGTTGGTGGTCAGTTTTAGCTTTAACCAAAAGCAGTTCAAAGTCTGCCTTGAAGTCCAACCACTTCTGTTTGATCAATTGATTTTTGAAAGATTCCTGATCAATGTGTTCTAGATCAGATACGGGAAGGTCTTCCCTTGCAGTTCGTTTTAGTGTCTCTAAATCCATGTTTACCTCATAATAAAAAAATGAGCAGTTTGGTTTCTCTCTGTGATATATTGACCCTGATGAGTTCGAACGAGTTGTCACCAGTAATTAAGTCTAAGATTTGATAATTGTTAAAGCTTACCAAATCTGCTCACTCTTATTTAGACACCCTCAAATTTATAGATTTGATATTTGAAAGTAACATCGGCAGTCATATATTCGACATCTGTTGCACCTTGCGTGTAATCTAATCCGCTGAGTGAAATAGGAAATACATTTTGAAAGTTAACATTTAGAATTGGGTTATTCTTATTCGATAAAATCATAAGAAATGCATCTGAGTACATTGCTTTATCAGGAGTTATATTTCTAATAAGGTCAACAGGTGGTGTTGAACCACCAGCTGGTGTGTTTGAGGTCACATCTCTATGCGCTCTAAACTCAGCTCTGTCGGATGGAAATCCATAACCAGTAAGCCAGTTGTGTAGTGATTGATAATTTTCCAGATACTCATCAACGATAAATGTGATAGTAAGGTCCGCATAAGTGAGTTTATCACCCATGATTGGAATGTTGTTGAATGGGTTTGCAAAATCTACTGATGCGCCGCCGATGCCGGGTAGGTTTGCATTGATCGTAAAGAACTCTACCTTTGGTAATTGTTTGATGCCAAAACGGAACTGAGTTGGACTTGCATAGTCTAACTGGTCCGGTTGTCTTGCGAGGGGTGATTGTGCAGTTGCCATGTATCTATTTATAACAAAAAAAAGGGGGAGCAAGATGCTCCCCCAAGTTTAGTAGTTTCCTTATCTTACATAAGGTTAGTAACTTTAACCCGACGATACCAAGCATTGGTGTTCGCATCCAGTGAAGCATCGGTATTAACCGTGTCACCAGCAGCAACCGCACCCGCACCAGCGAATGGGTTAGCAGCAAGACCATAACGGGTCTTGAAACCAATCTTAGGCTGGAAGGAATTCTCACCAACCGCACGGACCATCTGTAGTGGAACGTATGGGCAGTAGAAGAAACCAGCATCATAAGGTGATGTGCCCTTGTAACCACAAACATAATACTGACTAGCAGCAACATTTGCAGAATAGGGATCAACATATACCTTGAAACGACCATTCATTGTACCAGCGAAGGTAGAAGATGTGTCGTCAACGGCGAGGTTGTTGTTCAGAGCAGGTGTGTAATCAAGAACACCGGCCATCTGAAGAGCAGAAGCAACGTCAGCTGAAACGATCAGCATGTTACCCTTGCCACGACGGGTCTGTTGACCAATCGCATTGGCGTCACGTTCGATCTGGAACATTAGACCCTTGAACTTCTCAACTGACCAACGACCATTTGAGTCGGTGTCCAGATCAAAAGTACCAGCAGCAGTTGTATTAACCTGAGCACCCGCAACGGCTGTAACATACAGCGAACGAATGACTTCACGGTTGATTTCAGCAAGGATTTCTGTAGAAAGAATGTTGCTGAGTTCTGTCTCGGCGTCAAGACCATGAATTGCCTTCAAGTCCTGTGCAAGTTCCATCGTGTACTCAGCTTTGAGCGCACGGGAAACGGCAGTAACCGTTGACTTCTCAATCGAGAATGCCATTTCAGCGAAAGCGTTCGTGCCGCTATCACCAAGTGCTTCAGCCTGACTGCGTGTCATACCTGTTGCGGAAGTATATGTTCCTGGCGAGGAATCATTAAGAACAGCAGGGTTAGTCTCTGTTGCACCAACGTCGCCACCACCGATTGTACCGGCAGCATTCTGGTTTGAGATGTCTGGGAAAGCTTCGTCAACGAGAGCTTCTGCACCATCCTGTGAAGCAAGTGTTGAACGCATAGCAAAGATCAGACCCGTTGGACCTGTCATTGGCTGCACACCACAAACGTCATAAGCGATTAGGTTAGGCATTGCACGACGAACTAGTGAGATCAAAATTGGATCCCATGTGTCCATCTGTCCACCACCCATGCTGTTGGTTGGTGCTGTTTCCGAAAGAAAACCACGGTCTTCCTTCATTGCTTTTTCTTGGTTCTCTAGGATGAGAGTAGTAACTGCCCGCTTATAAGAATCCTCAATCTTTGGTAGATCGGGGTGTTCTAGGACTGGCTGCCACTTTTCTTGTAGATGTTCTGTCTGAAACATTTGTTTCTCCTTTATTAATTACATCTGTTTATAATATTATTGGGCACGCTCTTTGTTACGACTGATTGCCGACATGTAAGCGCTCATAGCTTCAGTCGTATCAATGTCCTGTGCGGTGCCACCATCTTCATCATCAAAAGTTTGTTCAACAATCGTCTTAGGGAAATAACTTTCCTTCAAGGTGTTGAGTTTTGCTTTGAAGGACTCTTCGTCAACAAAGTCAACATCTTCAGTAAGAGACTTGAACTTTTCAATTTCGGTATCGGTCAACTCTTCGCAAGCTTCAGAGATAACCTGTTCCCGAACCAGTTGGGACTTAACAGATGTAAGGGAGATATTCTGCTCCATGACACTGTTAACCTTCTCTTCCAGTTCAGCAATTTTGTCAGATTGTGCTTCGAGAAGGTCATATTTCTCATCAGGCACATCAATATAGTGATCTTCAAACAACTGTTTCAGTCCAGAGATAAAGTCTTCTGCAATCTCACCCTTTAGGCCACGTTCGATTGCCAACTCGTTCTCTTTAGTCCATGTCTCTACAACGTAGTTGAGATAAGTATCTACTTTTTCTGTAAGAGCATCAACAGACTCTTCCAGTTTTACTTCAAACTCGGAAGTCATATCTTCGTGAATACGAGAGATTTCCTCACGGGTTTTTGATTTAACAGCAGCTTCAAAGATTGTCGCTGCCTTGTCCTTGAACTCTTCGGAGAGGTCTTCACCTTCTACGAGGGCGTCAACGTCTTCCTTGACATTGATGGACTTGATCTTCTCTTCGATCTCTGCTTTTGCGTCCTCAAGTTTTTTGAGTTCTGACATTGCAGCTTCGTCCATCTCTTCTTCTTCTTCAGCAGGGGCCATCATATTCTCATATGCGGCTTTCAGATCGACGGCTTTCATGCCTTCCATCTTTTTATGCATTGCAGCTTTGAGCATTTCTTTCGTCATGCGTTTTGCTTCTGTGACAACTTCACCCTCTTCTGGTACATGACCAGCAGCGAGTTTCTGAGGACCGTCTGATTTACCAGCGCCCTTCTGTTGTGCATCACCTGAAACTGCTTTTGCAGCTGCAGCGGCCTTCTTACCAATCGCTTTCTCTTCACGATCTTCATCGGCATCTTTTTCAACTTTAGCTTCTGGATCAGCACCACCAACATCGGCAACTTCGCCACCGGGTGTTACTGCATCAATTTTCTTTTTGCCTTCGGCAGGAGCAGCACCCTTTGTCTGGGCGTCACTCGCTTCTTCAAGCTCTGCAAGCACTTCTGCTTCGAGCTCTTCAATTGTTTGTTCTAGTTCTGACATAGGGTGTCTCCTTACCTTCATCTGTAATGATTATTTATAACTTAAAGTCTTTTAAGAAACTTAGCAAATGCTAAAGCTTCCTTAGTTGCGTTTCTCTGACGTTCCTTAACATCAAATCCTTTTTTCATCTCTACCATTTCCGCTTCCAACAACGCTCCGTTGTTCCAAACCCACTCTTTACCTTCCATAATACCTTCAACAAAAGCGTTTGGTGCAGAAGGGTCAGCAACAATATCTGCTGCTGTTGCGAGATAGAAGTCGTCCCGCACATAGTTCGCACCACCTTTTTGATCTAGACTGCCCATTCCCCGTGAGGAAACGCCCAGTTTTGCACCTTCATCCATAAGACTCTTCACAATCTCACCCATTGGTGTAGCCATAATTTTTGCCTCACCAATAAAGTTTTTTCCATCAGGTTCTAAAGACGTGATCATATGTGACACTCGTTCCAGATTGACGGTTGGTCCGTCTGGATGTCCAAGCTCACCAAATGCACGATTTTCTTTAATAAAGTTCTTGTTGTATTTTCCAACTTCTTTTTGAAGTACTTCCATAGGATACACCCGACCATTACGGTTCTTGATGTCAGCCTGCATGAAGATACCACGAATCTTGTAGTTCTTACTACCGTCTTCCTTTGCTTCGCAGATATACTCTACTTCTTCGACTGCCTCTGAAAATAGTTTCATTGTTTTATCCTTATGCCGTCCAAGCGTTGTCTTTTTTAAATTCTAAAATAACAAACCCAGAAGTACCCCTTGTTTCTCCGTTGATATCAGAGGATGTTGCAGTCGTATTTGTTGCAGTTCCCTTGATTAGTCCAGCAGAACCATCATAGTGTCCTGTACCAGCAAGTTGTAGTGCAACTACATTGTCTGAAGAACCGATAAACTTAATGATCAAATCACCAGTGTTTGCTGCAGCAGTACCCTGAGTAAGAGCCCACCAAGCACGGGACAGGTCTAACTTACAACCGTTTGCAAATCCAGAAAGACCGCCTGCATCAAGAATAAGATTGTCAGCAGTATCATTATCAAAGATTGCCTTTACCGTTACGATACCACCAGCAGCTGGTGCATTCACAATCGTATCTCTTAATGTTGTTGTTACAAATGACATCTATATCCCCTAGATCGCTAACATTTCTTTTTCAAAATACCCAAGAAGTTCCCTCTCAGGAACTTTATATTTCTTAGATACATCGGTTATAGTTCTTTCGAAACTATTTAGGAAATCTGAAGGTTTAGAGTCCATTTTTTTGAACAAATCGTCCACTGCGTCCTTCATTTTGGGTGAAAGACGTTTATATTGTTTAGATTTCCTGTGTTCATCCTTCTCTACAACTGTAGATTCATAGATTTCCTCAATCCTCTTCATTTCCATCTGCTTCCTTATTCTGATATTTGACAAATGTGTTAGCAAGTTCTCTACGTTTAACCTCTAAAGCATCACCAACCCTTGCAGCCATTGTGATACTAAATGCCTTTTCCGCTTCGATATTGTTGCCATCTACAAGAGCATCTACAAATTCTTTACTCATTATTTATCTCCTTTACCAAATTTTTGATCATCATTTGGTTTACCATCTTGTTCTGGTTCCTCATAGTCTGGCATCTGTTCTGGTGCAATCACACCACCATCACCATCCTGTGGATACCTTGTGATACCGTCACCACCATCTGGCATATCAATACCACCATCCAATGGATCAGTTTCAACTTCCTTCTTCATCTGAGCTCGCATCTCTTGAATTTCTGCGTCTGTCATATTTAGGACTTTTTTCAGTACATATTCCTTACTGAAGAATGTACCAATATAGGACTGAATGCTATCAAGTGTCTGAATACGATCATTAAGAAGTTCTGCGTCTTTCAACTCTGCAAAGTGACCATCTTCCATAAAGTCATACTGAATATGTTCTTGCATACGAGGCCAATCTTCTGGTGAGATTACGCCTTTAAGGAGTAGGTTAGTTTTGAGCAAGTCAGTGAATAGGGGGGTAAATTTCTTACGAATACGTTGTACGAACTTAGTGAACTTGAGTTCGTCTCTAGTAATTTCTGATGCCCTTCCCATACTGAATCCGTTTTCAGCTTCAAGTCTTGAAATCGGCACGTTAAGTGAACGGTATAGTTTCCGTTGGAAATATACGATATCATCAATCTCTCCCAAATTAGAACCGCCGGGAAGTGTGCTAATTTCTGTTCCTCTACCACCTTCACGGCGAGGAAGCCAGAAATCTTCCAACATAGACATGTGATTACGGTCATCCCGAATCTCACCTGTACTTGCATCGTATACCAACTTGTTACGATAACGATTCATCACATCTTTTAGATACTGTTCTGCTTTTACCTTTGGTAGATTACCAACGTCAATATAGAAAATTCTACGTTCTGGCGCACGAGAGATGCGATAGATAACAATCGCATCTTCGATCATACGCAACTGATTAACTGGTTTGATTGCTTTGTGTAGGTGCGAGATAACTCGACCAGAGTTGTTGTCAAGGAGTCCTGATGGAACATATACTACTGAATCAGCAGCAATTTTAATTCCCTGATCATTACCCTGAGAACCCGAACTTGCAAAACCCTTATCGCTGTAGATAAAATATTCATCTACCTTACTGACCATTTCAACGCCATTCTGGTCAACGCTAGGGTCTTTTTTTGTTTCTCGAACCTTACGAATTTTAGTTGGGTCAATAAATCTTAGATGGGTTAAACCCTTCTGTGGGTCTTTATTGTCGATAACTTTGTGGTAGTATATACGACCATCAACATACCAACGACGAAAGATATCATGACCCTTTTCATTAAAATTAAGAAGTCTTAGAACTTCCATGAACTCAACTCGAATTCTATTTTTAATTTTATCGCCGTATTTTAGATTTGTTAAATCGATATTTACTGGAATATCATTTAGATTTGAAATGATACCTTCATTCACAATATCTTCAACCGCAGCATCACACTCCGATTGCATAGAAATATCTCTATAACGACGAATGAGGTCAAGGTCATTGCGTTCTCGACCATCTGTATCTAGTACAGAGGAAAAGAACCCACCGCCTGCAATCTCAATTGCGCCGTCATCAGGAGTGGGGTCAGTGAAAGTTTTTCCACTGAGCCCCTGATCCTTTTTTGCTTTTTGTATTGAAAAGCCGAATAATTCTGCCATAATATTTTTATCTCCTACCGTCTATTTAGTAGGTTCAAATTAGAAGTTTACGCCAGAAGCTTCAAAGTGTTGATAGCTCCAAGAACATGTAAATTCTTCAATTGTACTTTCAGTGCTCATATCTAATGGAATAGCAGAACCACTTGTCGTTGGCCATGCATTCCTTAGAATATAACTCTTCAGAACTGTTTCGTCACGATCCAACTGTTCAACAGTTAAGTCTGTCTGATAGTCAGAGGGAGATACAACACCAGTATTCAATGCGAAATCATTGATACCATTTGACCAGCGTTCAATTGCGTTTTTAATCATAAAGTCAGTGTCATTAAGAAATGTAGTTTCCCAAGCTTCTGGAACAGCGGCATCACCTGCCATGAAGATAGTACGACCACGGAATTTCAATTCAATTGGAGTGATTGCACGGGATGGCAGTGCTGCAGCCTTAACAAGAAACGAAGTTCTACGAGTATCAAGACCGATTGCGATACCTGATGGTGGAGTAATAGTTACCCTAAATTGGTTGGCTCTTGCACCACCACCGATTAAACTTGCTTTAAAGTCATCTATATTAGCCATGATTAACCTCCTACCTCACTAAACGCAACACCAGTTCGCACGGCGATGAAGTTTAGTGTAATAAAGTTGATTGACCTTGCTGGTTTGATGTAGATGTCACCAATAAACTCGTTACGGTCAATGACCTCACCAGTGTTATTAGTTGTATCACAAACTACCTTAAAGTCGAAAATACCACGGCGTCCCTGCACATCCCGCAAGAAGGGTTCTACCAGATTACGGAACTGGGCTCTTGTGAATTCATCATTGAACTCAAAGAGTTGGAACTTAGAAGCAGTGGCAATTGCTTTCTCAAGAACAAGGAACAGACGACGCACGTTAATGCGGTCAAATGCACTTGGTTTTGTGAGAGCAGTCTTATCACCAAAGAGTGTAACACCCTGACCGGGGAAATCAACCACTGGGTTGATCCGTGACTTATAGAGAATGTCACGATCTGCTTTCTGTGGGTTATAAGAAAGTTTGATTGCACCACGAAGACCACCACGATTGTAACCAGCTGGTGAGAACCAAGGATCAGCAACACCATCTGTGTATGCACAAAGTCCAGCGGTATCACCGTTTAAAGGAACAAATCGATACACATCGTTGTATTTATCATACATGTACTTGTATCCACTATCGTATACCATATACGAAGACGATGGACATTTGTCAAATGCATTCTTTACATTATATGTTTGAGCGATGGATGATGTTACACCAACTGTTGCAGCACGATAAGGGGATACGAAACCGACGCAATCCCTTCGTGATTCAACAAGGTCAGTAATCATGGTCACAAAAGTATCCTGACCATCATCACTATCTGTAACACCAGAACTTGGACCACCCATGACTAGGTTGATGTCAAGATTTTCTGTGTCAGCGAACTTGTCATAGCCACGTTCAATTTCACCAGCAGTCACGGAGTAATCATCCGTTCCACCTGTCAGAGTGTCAACATTAACACCAGATACTAGTGTATAGTCTGTACCTGTTGCAATGTCTGTACCCCAGTTAGTACCGCCAGAGATGTGATCCGTCCAGTAGATGTAATTAGAACCACGGAAGATAACATCTGGGTAGTAGTTATTTCCACCCTGTGTTGTCTTCGCAGCAGAGTTTTTAGACATAGCAGGGAACAGTTCGATAACTGAAGGTCCACGCTGACCCTTAACATCCACAGCATAACCCGTAATGTCACCTGTTGTGTCGTAAACTGCAACGTGAAGTTCGTCTTGTTCACCCCGCCCGTTTGCAGTTGACCAATCGGATGTGCCAGGAGGCGCATCAAAGAGGTCACTGAAACGCCAACGGCGTTGAATGTAAGAGTTATCAGGAATAATAGTTTTAAGTCCACCACCGGCGGGATCATCAAGTAGACGAATAGTTAGAACTTCACCAGAAACAGAAGTAACTTCGTATTCTACGTTACCACTTTCAACTGCGGTGACCGTATCAAATGCAAGAGGCACATTGTCAGCTACCGTAATTGCTTTATCAAGGATAAGAGAAGTCTGAGAAGTAACTGTTACAACTTTAGCCTGAATGCCACCATCAGAGATACCGGCACCAATCACACGTTGACCAACTGCGATTGTACCAGAGTTACCATCAACCGTAAGAGTTTTAGATGGAACTGTGATTGCCCCGTCAGATGTTGCAGTGACAGAGTTGTTTGTGAAAAACTTAATAATGTCACCGACTGCGATTGTCGCATCAGTTGCATCTTGATCATCAACTGTGATTTGCAAATCACCAATTGCACCGGCACCATTCACTAGGTTAAGTGTACCCAGAGGTTGAGTAAATGCTCTTGCGCTGGGGCAGATATCCACACCGATTGAGTTACCCCAAGTACCAGCGGTACGAGCAGTCCACTCACCGTGAGTACCCTGTCCTGTGGAGAAACTATCTTCATAGTGGTCATCGTCACGAATGAGGATACCACTGGTTGCACCAGCGTTTAAAATGCCTGATTCTGCACGAACCACACGAAGAGCGTCACCATACTGCAAGAAGTTTGCAGCAGTGAACCACCACTCAAAATTTGAACTGTTTGGCTTACCAAATGTCTGTAGTAACTGTTCTTCCGAACTAATCGCAGTAACCGCACTAACTGGACCTTTTGCAAAAGGACCGGCGATTGCACCGATAGAGGTAGATACAGATGGAACAACATTCGTAAGATCAATTTCCCGTACATGAACGCCGGGTGAAACTAGAAATCCCATATCTTTACTCCTAACTTAAAGAGAGTTATTTGTTATACAGATATTTATAAAAAACCTCTTTTACAAAACTCGTTTTTATAAGTGTTATATCATATAAATAGAATCATGAATAATCATTATGAAAAATACAAAGACACTATCAAGAAAGTTTCACGGAGAAATTACCAGAAACGAGTATATCTCCTAAACGAATTTCTCACAGACAAATCCTGTATTCACTGTGGTGAGGCAGAACACGTTTGTCTTAAATTCTACCCCCATGATGCAGAGATACGCAAAGTATCCAAGAGAGTTGGAACAAGTGATGAAAGCCGCAAAGAGGTATTTCACCTAATTGATCAGTCTGTCATTCTATGCTACAACTGTTACATTAAGAAACATCATGATCTAATAGAATTTATTTAGGATATTACCAACTTTTAGAACTATCTCTCACAATTGGTGACCAGCGAGTTCCATATTCGTCTACCATCTCACCGATATTCTCATCCTCAAGACCATTTACAATGAAACCAAATGGTGCCATATCTTGTTCTAGCATGTCTTGTTGTTCATTCATCATGACCCGTCGAATATCGTTGTTAGTTAGTTCCTTGAAGTATGTCTGGTCTGTCAACCATGCAAAGATAAAGAGACATGCGACCAAATCATCATTACACCCATCGTCTGCTTCAAATGACTGGCCCTTGACAATAAAGGTAGAAAGTTCGTTGATACAGTCATAATCCTCAAGAATAAGTTTATTATCCTCAACCAACTGTTTGAGATTAGAACAACCAATCTTTTTTACAGCCTTAGTTGTTCTTACCCCCAACTGCGCTCGACCACCACTGAACCCTGCTCCAATGACCTGTCCCGCTCGCCCACGCATACTTGCCATAATAAGGTTGTCATACTCCAAGTCAAACTGCATCGCACTAGCAACCTGTTCTCCTATGTCATTAACCTCAATCAATACGAATGCTTGATTGTATGCTCTTGCAACATCATAAATCTTGGATGGAAATATAAGGGGTTTCAGTTCATTGTCTCTAAACTTTGCGACCACTCTATATGGTATTTCACTTACATCCACAACCACAAACGCAGAATAATCGTTTTGTGTTCCCCTTGCAACATCTGCGACGAGAACATATGTACGATCTGGTTGTGGTGCAACATGAACATCAAGGCCAGCACTAGACTGTATTGGTGCCCGATATGTCAATTGTTTCAATTTATATGGTGCGATAAGGGTATCAATAGAACCAAGGAACTCACACTCAAACTCTGTATTGAATTGAGCCTGAGAGGTGTTCTTAATCGTTTCCTCTTTCCACTTCTCATCTCTACCGGGAACTTCACTCCAATGAACCTCAATAGGAATATAAGTGTTACGACCTTCCTCTGCATCCACCCATAGTTTATAGAACATATTCATACCATGCGGGGTGGAAACGATCATTACCTTTGTTGTCTTACCAGATGAAATTGTGGGGTACACAGAGGAAAAAAACTGCTCTGCCACGTTTGAGGGGACATACGCAAACTCGTCAAGAAAAATGATGTTGTAAGAACC